CACTCACCAGCGCGTCACGGATCTTCTGGTCGCTCACTTCGGGGAAGCGGCGCTCGATCTCGCTCTTGGTCATGGTGTGGACCTCGATGATGAACTCGGCGTCCTCGAGGTTCTCCGCGAACGGGTCGATGTAGAGGCACCAGGGGCTGGTGGACTTGAGCGCCACCTGGCCCAAGCCGTCCTCCAATCCCTGGTCCCACGTGACCTTGAGGAACCCGGCCCCGTACATCGAAGAATTCCACAGCATTTTGACGATCTCGGCGTACCACTGGTCGGTCTGGTACACGCTGTTGATGACGCACTCCAGCTGCTCGGCCTGCATGTCCATCACGGCGAAGTACGGCGAGAACGGGTCGGCGGCGGGGGTCACGGTGCAGGAGATTTCCTGGTCCGTCATCCACCCCACGCGACTGTCGATGGTCGGGAAGATTTCGTTGGCACGGATGCCCGCGGCGGCCGGGAGGGACGACGAGGCCCGGTTCATAGTCAGGCGGTAGTTGCGCTTCCACTCGCTGCGCATTGCCCCCTTGGCTTGCTTGGCGACCGAGTAGAGATTCTGGAGCTGCTGGACAAATGCGAACTCGTCGTACTGCGGGGCCTGAGTGACCTGAATCATGGTGCCCGTCATGGAGCCATCTCCCCATTCGTGATGAACCCATGCCAGTAGGACCCGTCTCGCACAGACTGACCGTCCCGCACCACGAACCGCATCACGTCGATTGATGGCGTGACCGTTATCAGCGGTGGTGTGCCAGTGACGTTCCACATCTCATGCGGTGGGTCATGGGCTCGCTCGGTGGTCAACCAAGAAAGACGGCTGGGGTGCCCGGGCGTACCGAGGTCAGGATGACGTGGCAATTCAATCCACCAACACTCGCGCCCATCAGCGTCGCCGGGTGGGTAGCGCCACATCATGCCCGGCTCCGGGGCATCTGGACGGAACGTAACTAGACGCAGAGCCGTCATTCGATGGGCTCCACGCAGAGGTAGCGGGTCCAGCCCTTGTACGCCCCATCGACCTCGGACTTGGGGATGTGCTCCTCGGGCGTCTCTCCGCAACGCTCGCAGACGAACCTGCCGTCAACGATGATGAACCGGGCGTCAGATTGCTGCGTCATGATTCGCCCTCTGGGTGTTCTCGACCTCGGCCAACCGCACGTCGACCGGCATCTTGTGGAGCTCGGCCAGGCCCTCTTGGTCCCGGGCGTCCACCAGGTCCAGCTTCACTTCCATGTTCAACTCGTTGCTCTCGCGCTCTTGGCCCGCGGCCAACAGGGACCGGAACTCGCCCTCGTTGCGGACGTAGGCGCCAACGATCGGATCCCAGCGCGCGTGGCTTTTGAGGCTCACCTTGTCCACGTTGAAGGACCGCAACCTCTTGGCCTGTTGGCGGCAACCGTCCGTCAGGCAGATGAACGAGTCGGCGGGGGCGTCAGCTTCGATGACCCCGTGGACACTGCACACATAGGCGTACTTCATCTAGTACCAGTCATCAATCTCACCGGCCTGAGCGTAGACGGGCAGGTCGTCGCGCGTCATCACCATGCCTGGGATCTCGTCAATGATCCTCCCCTGGTTGGCCACCACCAGGCGGCTGGCACTCGGCCCCTGCTCGCCCGAACCCCCGGTCCCGTAGACCTCGTTGAGGTTGAGGCTCGACCACTCGGTCACCGCCGTCATGACCGCCACGCCGTAGGCCATCACGCAGTCGTCGTGGCCACTGCGGCGGGCGGGGCCGAAGGTGCCGTCCTCCAGGCAGGTGTACTGGCGCAGTTCGTGGTAGGTGGCCGGGTGGTGGATCACCACGTCATGGCGGGTGATGACCCCCTGGAGCACGCCGATCAGCCACTGCTTCGTCTCGTACGTGGTGTTCCACCCGAGGAGCTGGGCGCTGCGGCGGGCCTTGTCGGGTCGGCGGTCGGTCCAGATGTTGGAGTAGCCGGCGTCACGCCATATCTGCATGACCTCGCGGCCCCCGCCCTGGATCTCGGTGTTCATCAGCGCGTCGTTGTACCAGTAGCCCATCGCCAGGGCGATCTGGCCTATCTGGTTGGGGTTGGCCGCCCCGTGCCAGACGGCCACCTGCTCCATCGTGGCCCGGTTGATGACCTGGATGCAGGCCGGGTCGCCCTCGATGGTCTTGGTCGGGTCGCACCCGAGCGCGTACTTCTGGCGGCGCTTGGGGTCGGGGGTCTTGTAGACGGTCATGTGGCCCGCATCGGTGGCGTTGAACGCCAGCTTCCCCCCGTCGTTGAACAGGTAGCCCCGGTCATAGCCCACCTGCTTGTAGCACTGGGCCAGATGCTCCAGGGCGAACACGTTGGAGCCCGTCGAAAGGAACGCCTCGTCGGGAGTGCAGGGGTACTCCTCATGGAAGCCGTCGAGGCCCTTGGGCGCGTTGTTGATCTTGCGTCGACGCCATGCCATCTTCGCCAGTACGTGGGCGGGGGAGACGTCGGCGTTCAAGAGGAACCCCACCACGCCCTTTTCGTCGCCGTACTTGCCGTCGTCCTCCAGCGCCTCGTAGGTCAGGTTGTGGGTGGGCGTCTCGTACTCGTCGTGACAGAACCAGGGGAAGAACATCGCCGTAAAGTCGCTGTGGCCATCGGGGTCGGTCGCCTCCTGCCACTCGTCGTGGAAGTAGCCGCCGACACCTTGCGCGGTGGACTCATGAATCCAGATCGTGCCGTGATCGGGAGCGATGGCGTTCTCCAGACCGGGGATGATCGTGTCGACCTGGTCGCCCCAGAACGCGACCTCCGAACAATGCGCGGCCTGAATGGTCATCCCACGCCCGACCTCGTCCTTGGTCGCCGTCGCCACCCGCACCGTCGAGCCGATGGGAGGCTCGAACACCAGCTCGTCCTTGGTGTCGTACTTGGTGTCGAACAGGTCGTAGAACGGCCCCTTCTCCCAGTACCGCTTGAACATGGTGAACAGGTACTTGCTGTCGTCCTTCTCCCGCGAGAGCACCAGCGAGAAACAGTTGGGGTGAAGGAAGCCCCAGATGAAGATGATGGCCTCCACCACGGTGGAGATCCCCACCTGACGGCCCTTGAGGACGATGATCCGCACCGGCAGCCCGGCGTTGTACTGGCGCTCGACCTCGGCTACGAACTCACGCTGCGCCCAGGCGAACGGGTCGTCGCGTCGGAGCTTGATGATCTTGGCGCCCTTGGTGCGGATCTCGAGCTGCTCGAGCATCGGCCACAGGTCAAGAGCTGGCACTGACCCACTCTTCCTTTTTCTCGTCGTAGCGCACCCGTCGATGAAGGCCCTTGCCAGTGCAACTCGCGCCCACGCCTTGCAACTCGACCCCGCATTCGCACGGGTGCATGTGGACGTTCTGCGGGCCGTACTTTCCGAAGTTCCACCACATCCCGTGAAACTCATGCGTGTGCTTAGTCTTCGTCTGGGTCGTCATCTCGATCACTCTCGGCCCCGCCCAGCACGAACCTACCCGGTCCCATCACCTGCGCCGGGCCGTCCCGCATCCCGGCGAACGCGGCCATGAGATCCTTGCGGGCGTCGGTCAGGGCATCGCTGGGCCGCTTGCCCGCGGCGGCAATCTGGCGACCGAATACCGCGGTCGTCACCCGCGCCACCTCGGCGGGGGAGCCGTGCTCGATGGTCTTTCCCACGCGCTCCAGCGCCGTCCACTCCAGATGCTCGAGGTATTCGGCCCGGTCCGCGGTGCCGAACTTGGCCACCCTCACCTCACGCTGCATCTCCTTGGCGATGTCGGCAGGGATCTCAAAGACCGCGGCCACGATCTCGGGCGGAACGCCGTGCTCCAGGGAACGGCGGATCAGGCCCTCATAGATTTCAAGATCCACTAGACGTGCCCCATCTTCAACTCCAACGTCACGGGCTGGCCGCGCAGGTGGTGCAAGGCCAGAGCCATATCGGCGTGCTCGAACGGAACGTGGAACACCACGCTCACTTCACTGTTGGCCAGCCCGCTCACCTTGAACACGGTGGCGTGGATGGCGCTCTGCTCGGGGTCGCCCTCACCGACCGGACGGTCGAG